CTACCGATGAATACTAGACTACTTTATGATGTAAAGCTAGAAGATTTATATGACTTGAAAGCTAAAGTAGATGCAGTAATTAAGGAGAAGGAAAATGGAACTAACACGTAAACAAGAGGAAGGATTGAGAATCGCAGTAGAGCGATATCACCAGAATGAGCCTTATACCGTGATTTCAGGCTACGCTGGAACAGGTAAATCAACTCTTATTAAGTTCATTATTTCTGCTCTAGATGTCAACCCCGAACGAGTAGCCTATATTGCTTATACTGGCAAAGCCGCACAAGTATTAAGAAATAAAGGTTGTCCAACTGCGATGACTGCGCATCGGTTACTCTATAAATCCTTACAGCGAGCTGATGGCACTTTTATTCATATTCCGAGAGAATCGCTTAACTCTGATTGTGATATTGTCGTCGTTGATGAGGTATCTATGCTACCAAAACAGATGTGGGAGCTATTACTATCGCATAATGTTTATGTAATTGCTTGCGGCGACCCAGGTCAGTTGCCTCCTATTGGCGAGGAGAATGGCATCCTCGACCATCCGCATATCTTCCTTGACGAAATTATGCGCCAGGCCGCAGAAAGTGAGATTATCCGCCTGTCCGCAGATATCCGCGCAGGTAAGATTATTAAACCTTACAAGGGTTCAGAAATCAACGTCGTTCGACAGAGAGATCTTTGCGATGGTATGTTCACATGGGCTGATCAAATTCTTTGTGGTAAGAATATCACTCGTCATACTATGAATACTTATTATCGTAATATGCGATATGGCGAAGATATTCCTGCTCCTATTGTTGGAGATAAGGTTATTTGTCTTAAGAATAACTGGGATAAGATTACTGCCACAGGTGACGCTCTTGTTAATGGAACTATCGGCACGATCGAAGAGATTGCTACCTATCCGAATCCTTGGCTTAATCCTATGTGTATTATTGATTTCGCACCAGAGACTATTGACGAAACCGATCCTCGTGATCAGGTATTCCATGAACTCTTGATGGACTATAAGCTTATCACCACAAAAGAAGCAACTGTTAATAAAGAAAATTTCCGAATGTTTCCTAAGCAGTTGCGACCAGAGCAGTTTGATTATGGTTACTGTATTACAGTTCATAAGAGTCAAGGTAGCGAGTATGATAAAGTGCTAGTGCTTGAAGAAGTCCTAAAAAGAGCAGACCATGCAAGATGGCTATACACAGCTGTGACAAGAGCTTCGCAGAAATTAACCTTGGTATTAAAAGATTGATAACTTGCTTTTTGTATTTAATTATGCTATAATATTTATATAAAAGGTAAAGGAGATAGTTTATGAGTTATTTCAATAATCATGCTCATACAGAATATAGCAATCTCCGTCTTCTCGACTGTATAAATCACCCGGAAGAGTTGATTGACAAAGCTATCGAGCTTGGATTGACAGGAATCGCAATTACAGATCACGAATCGTTGAGTGCCCATATGAGAGTCAATAAGTATGCTAAGAAGCTACAGGAAACTCATCCTGAGTTTACCGTAGCATTGGGCAACGAGATCTATCTGACCGATACGCGAGAGATGGGTCAGAAGTATTATCACTTTATTCTTCTCGCAAAGAATGAGCATGGTTATAGAGGTCTAAAAGAATTGTCCTCTATTGCATGGACAAACGGTTATTATGACCGTCGAATGGAAAGAGTACCGCTCCTCAAATCTGAACTTAAAGAAGTTATGCAGAGATTTAAGGGAGATATTATTGGTACAACCGCTTGTATTGGTGGAGAATTGGGACAATCTATTCTAAACCTTGATGCTTGCGAAAAAGCTAACGATGAAAATAATGCGCGTCGTTACCATGAGCAGATTATCGACTTTATGGAGTTCGGTATTGATGTCTTTGGTAAAGATGATTTTTATATAGAGTGTGCGCCAGCGAATAACGAAGACCAGATTATTGCGAATAAGAGAATGCTTAGTATTGCTAAAGCATTTGACGTAAAGATGTGCGTTGGCACTGACGCTCACTATCTCACCAAGGAAGATAGATATGTGCATAAATCCTATCTTAATTCCAAAGGTGGAGAAAGAGAAGTTGATTCATTTTATGAGTTTACTTATCTTATGTCTGAGCAAGAGGCAACAGATTTACTTTTGTCTAGCTATGACTTAAATACAATTTATTGGATCTACGACAATTCCAATGAAATCAAGGATAAGATTGAGTTTTACTCTCTTGAGAAGCATCAGTCTATTCCAGAAGTAGAAGTAACTCATTATGATAAGTATGATTGGTCACGAGTTCCAGAAGATATGATGGATACTTTCCGTGACGACTATAAGGTACTAACTTCTTTGATTGAATCCGATAATGAGCAAGAGAAGTATTGGATTCAAGAGTGTATCATTGCGATGCAAGAGAAAGGTCTTATCCACAAGAAAGAGTATTGGGAAAGACTTGAAGAAGAAGCAAGAGTAAAGAGAGTTATCGGTGAAAAGTTGCAGACTTGTATGTTTGCATATCCTAATACATTGAAGCATTATGTAGATTTGTTCTGGGATTGCGGCAGTACGGTTGGTGCAGGTCGTGGTTCTGCGTGTGCAGCTTTGAATCATTATCTCCTTGGTATTACTCAGCTTGACCCTATCGAATGGGATTTACCATTCTGGCGTTATATTAACGATGAACGTGTTGAGTTAGGTGATATCGATCTTGACTTAGCACCGTCTAAAATTCAGAAAATTTTCGCCGAAATCCGCAAGGAAAGAGGAGAACTTGGTCTTATTCAGGTTTGCACTTTCGGCACAGAAGGTACGAAATCTGCAATCTTGACTGCGTGTAGAGGTTATCGTTCTGAGGAGTATCCAGATGGTATTGATGTTGATGAAGCACAGTATCTGAGTTCTTTGATTCCTCAAGAGCGTGGTTTCTTGTGGCCTATTGAAGATGTTGTCAATGGCAATCAAGAGAAAGGCAGAAAGCCTGTTAAAGCATTTGTAACTGCGGTTTCGCAGTATGATGGACTCTTAGACATCATTGTTCGTATTCAAGGTATGGTGAATAAGAGAAGTAGTCACGCATCTGGTGTTATTCTCTTTGATGAAAATATCTATGATTCTGCCGCAGTCATGCGTACCCCAAAGGGCGCATTGATTACCCAGTGGGATCTACATGACCAGGAAGCCGCAGGCTCTGTGAAATATGACTTCCTGTTAACAAGCGTACAGGATATTATCATTCAGACTATTGAGCTTCTTCAAGCTGATGGAGTTATTGAGAAAGACTTAACTCTTAGAGAGGTTTATAATAAATATCTACATCCATCTGTTCTTCCGCAGGATGATGAAGCTATGTGGACTGCTCTGGCAAATGGTGATGTAATTGGTTGCTTCCAGTTCGATAGTGCAGTTGGTGCACAAGCGGCCAAGAAAATCCGTCCGCATAATCCTCTCGAAATGGCGGACGCAAATGGTCTAATGCGTCTTATGGCTTCTGAGCCGGGCGCAGAAACTCCGATGGAAAAGTATGTCAGATATAAGAATAATATTTCTTTGTGGTATCAAGAGATGGATAATAATGGTCTGACGAAACAAGAACAGAAGACTTTGGAGCCTTATTTCTTATCTTCTTATGGTGTACCTCCATCTCAAGAGCAGTTGATGAAGATGCTGCGGGACCCCGATATTTGCAACTTTAGTCTGGCTGAAGCAAACGCCGCAAGAAAGATTGTTGGTAAGAAGCAGATGAATAAGATTCCAGAACTTCACCAAAAGGTTTTAGATACTGCAAAGTCAGAGACATTGGGTAAATATGTCTGGAAGTTTGGCCTCGGCCCGCAGATGGGTTATTCATTCTCCGTAATCCATGCTCTTGCTTATAGCTTCGTTGGTATGCAAACTCTTTATCTCGCCACTCATTTCAATCCTGTGTATTGGAATACTGCGTACCTAATCGTTAATAGCGGTGCTATTGATGAAGATGAAGGCGAGCAATCTGACTATACAAAGTTAGCAAAGGCTATTGGTGAAATTCGTAACAAGGGTATTAAGGTATCTCTTGTTGATATTAACCATTCTGCACTTGGATTTAAGCCCGACGCAGAGAACAATCAAATCTTGTTTGGTCTAAAGGGTTTAACTAATGTCAACAATGATTTGATTAAAGAGATTATTGCAAATCGTCCATATGTATCTATGGTTGATTTTTATTATAGAGTAACGCCTAATAAGCAAGCTATGATTGCTCTTATTAAGGGCGGTGCTTTTGATCAGTTCTGCGATCGTAAAGAAGCTATGGTACAATATTTGTGGATGACTTGCGATAGAAAGAAGCGTTTAACTCTACAGAATATGCCAGGTCTTATCCGCTATGGTCTTTTACCCGAAAATACAGAAGAACAAGTTCTTGCGCGTCGAATCTATGAGTTCAATCGGTATCTAAAAGCAGAATGTAAGTACGATGGGACATATTATAAGTTGGATGAACGAGCGGTTGACTTCATCTATGAACTTAGTACGCAGGTAGGCGGAATTGAAGAAGGTATCATTAACGAGAATGATATGTTCTTATTCAATGTTAAAGATTGGGATAACTTCTATCAGAAGGAAATGGATATATTTAGAGATTGGATTAAAGAGAATAAAGATAGTATTCTTGATGAACTGAATACTCGGATCTTCATGCAAGATTGGGAAAAGTATGCTAAAGGAAATATCTCCTCTTGGGAAATGGAAGTCCTGTGCTTTTATTACCATGACCATGAATTGAGCGATGTAAATACTCAGAAGTATGGTTTAGTAGACTTCTTCTCTCTACCTGAAGAGCCAATTATTGAAAAGACTTTCAAGAAAGGCGCATCTATTATTCCAATCTATAAGCTCAATAGAATTTGCGGAACTTGTATTGCAAAAAATAAGACTAAGAGCGTTGTATATCTACTCACAACAACAGGTGTAGTATCTGTTAAGTTCAGACAGGAGTATTTCGCTTTGTTCGATAAGCAGACCTTCCGCAAGAATAGTGATGGAACTAAAACCGTCATTGAGAAGTCTTGGTTCAATCGTGGAAATATGATTATGGTGCAAGGTATCCGTAGAGGCGATGAATTTGTAACTAAGAAGTATGCAAGTTCTAATGGTCACCAGTTATATCATATTGATGAAGTGACTGCTGATGGTTCTCTTGTTTTAAGAAGCGAGAGAGCAACTGGGGAGGAAGAAGAAGATGAATAAAGTCAAAGTCATCGCTTTGTTTGGTAAAGCCGGGAGCGGGAAGGATACAATCCTTCGCGCTCTCGTTAAAGTAGATCCTGATAAATTTAATGAGATTGTGAGCTGTACTACTCGTCCTCCTCGCGAAGGAGAACAAGAGGGAGTAAACTATCACTTCTTGACAATTGATCAATTCACAGAGAAAGTCCTTAATGGCGATATGCTAGAAGCAACTGAATTTAATGATTGGCATTATGGAACTGCTTTATCTAGTTTATCAAAAGATAAAATCAATGTGGGCGTCTTTAACCCTCAAGGTATTAGATGTCTTATGGAAGATAAACTCGTAGACTTAACTGCCTATTATGTGCAGACTAGCGATAAAGAACGTCTAATCAGGCAGTTGAATAGAGAAGAGAATCCTGATATTAAGGAGATTATTAGACGATTCTCGACAGATGAACAAGATTTTGAAGATTTAGAGGATATTGATTATCAAGTAATTAAAAATCAAGATGCAGGCGATTTACTTCGTGCTGTCGATCTTATAACTGGGCAATTTTGTTAAATTTGCTTATCAAAAACACCAGATATAGTATCCGTTCATAAAAATAATACAAGGGAGTGTTTTGATTGCTACAAGTGAAAAAGAGAAATGGTATCCTTGTACCATTTGATAAGCAAAGAATCGTTAATGCCATCAATAAGGCTTTTATCGAAGTTGATGGTACTTTATATGAAGAAGATACAGCAAATGATATTGCTGATGAAATTAAGTATAGTGTAAAAACCGCAGATAAAATTATCTCTGTTGAGGAAATTCAAGACATGGTTGAAGACTTCCTCATGCGGTCTGAGCGCAAGGACGTGGCTAAAACCTACATTCGTTATCGCTATAAGCGAGAAGTTGCGCGCTCCGGCAGAGACGATTTTATTAGGGCTTTCTCTGAGAAGATTAACGGCACAGCCATTGAGAATTAGAACGCTAATGTCGATGAAATGTCATTCGGGGGTCGAGTTGGCGCAGGTTCTGACTTGCAAATGAAGAGATACGCTCTAGATTACTGCGTCTCTGATATGGCTCGCCACAATCACGAGAACAATGAAATTTATATCCATGATCTATCTGCATATGCAGTTGGTATGCACAACTGTCTTTCTATTCCTTTTGATGATCTACTTGCAAAAGGCTTCAATACTAGACAGACTGACGTGCGGCCCGCAGGTTCTGTGAATACTGCTTTCCAATTAGTTGCTGTTATTTTCCAGCTTCAATCCTTACAGCAGTTTGGTGGAGTAAGTGCTACTCATCTTGACTGGACTATGGTTCCTTATGTAAGAAAAAGTTTTAGAAAACACTATATTGAAGGTTTAAAGTATATTGAGAATATCTCCGATAAAGAGCTTTTTGACCATATCCCAGATACTGCTGGAATTGAAGATAATGAATATATGATTTATAATAAAGCATATCAATATGCTCTTGATATGACTGTTAAAGAAGTGCATCAAGCGGTAGAGGGTATGTATCATAACCTCAATACTCTCCAGTCTCGCTCTGGTAATCAATTACCTTTTACTTCTATCAACTATGGTACTTGTACGTTGCCAGAAGGTAGAATGGTCACGAAAGCATTGCTTGATATTTCTATTGAGGGACTTGGTAGATTACATAAGACTTCTATCTTCCCATGTGGTATCTTCCAGTGCATGAAAGGCGTCAATCAAAAGCCCGGTGATCCAAACTATGATCTGTTTAGACTGGCTCTAAGATCTACTGCAACTAGACTTTATCCTAACTATGCTAATGTTGATTGGTCTGGTAATGCGGGATATGACATCAATGACCCCAAGACCTATTTCTCTACTATGGGCTGCCGCACCGCAAATGGCTGGGATATCAACGGTATGGGTCAAACAAAAGATGGTCGTGGTAATATTTGCCCCGTAACTATTATCATGCCTACTTTAGCTATGGAGTGTAAGATTAACTTTGATGCAGATGTAAAAGGCCATTATTCTTTTAATGATAGACAAATTTTAATTGACAGATTCCTTTATAAACTTGACCAGAAGATCCATGAAGCAAAAGATATGCTGATTGAACGCTTTGATTATATCTGCTCTCAACCCGCGGCATCCGCTAAATTCATGTATGAGAACGGCTTAATGGCAGGATATGATGGTAAGACTACTCGTAGTGCTCTTAGACATGGTACTCTTGCTGTTGGTCAGATCGGTCTAGCTGAGACTCTGCAAATCCTTATCGGTCAAGACCATACTACTCCAGAAGGTATGGAACTAGCGAAACGAATTGAACAGCTCTTCAAGGATAGATGTGCAGAGTTTAAAGAACAGTATAAGTTAAACTTTGGTGTATATTATACACCTGCTGAGAATCTTTGCTATACCGCTATGACAAAATTTAAAGAGAAGTATGGAGAGATTCCTAATGTGAGTGACAGAGATTACTTTACTAACTCTATTCATGTTCCAGTCTGGAAAGAAATGTCTCCGTTCGATAAGATTGATATTGAAAGCCAGTTAACTGGGTATTCTTCTGCTGGTTGCATCACTTATGTCGAACTTGATAGCGGTGTCAAAAATAACATTGATGCTTTGGAAACTCTAGTGCATTATGCTATGGAACATGACATTCCTTACTTTGCTATCAATGTTCCTAATGATACTTGTCTTGAATGTGGTTTCATGGACGAATTTAATGATCACTGCCCTGTTTGTGGAAGCCATCATATCCAGCAGCTTAGACGAGTGACTGGTTATCTAACTGGTAACTATACGACTGCATTTAATGCAGGTAAAATTGCAGAAGCAAATGACAGAGTAAAACACGCTGGTCGATTGGAGGAATGACCTATTCGTTACGCAGGAATTATTTATAATGATTTTTCTTCAGCACCTGGTGTGTGTCTATCATTCTTTACTCAGGGGTGCCCCTTCCATTGTGAGGGGTGCCACAATCCTGAGACTTGGGATTTTGATGGCGGAAGAGAGTTTACACAAGATACTTTACAATCAATCATTACTGGATTAAAAGCTAATGGGATACATAGAAATCTATGTATTATGGGTGGAGAACCTTTATGCCAGAATAACTCATTTCTTACTCGCTTGATTATAACAACAGTAAAGAAAGAGCTACCGGATACTAAAATCTACATTTGGACAGGTAATAAATACGAAGAACTTCTTCATTCTTCTGATACCAATATGCGGGAAATCCTTAAGACCGCGGATGTCTTGATTGATGGCCCTTATATTCAAGCTGAGCGAGATATTACCTTGCCTATGCGCGGTAGCCGCAATCAGCGCATTATTAACTTACGCGAGGTTTACCATGAAAAAGCGTGAATTGATTAAAAAGGGAATTACCCTTATGAATGATAAGATTTAGGCTGGAGTAGAATCTAGTCTAAATCGAATTGTTCAACAAGTTATTGCATATAGCAATGCTTTAGAAGAATCAAAGACTCTATTAGATAAAACTCAACAATTATTCTACGATTCTCTCGCTTAGACTTATAGCATTACTTCAAATGAATTAAAATAGATTTATTCTAGAACGAAAGATTTTGAAGTTAGCGATATATTATCTCTCACCTACAATAAAGACAATAAAACCTTAAACGAAAGAATCGCTGAACACTGGCATAAAGCAGCATCATATACAGATAAACAAGCAATGCGAATATATTTAATTGACAAATATGATAGATTGCTAAGAAATAAAACCTAGATTATTAAAAATACAGTCATGCAAAATAAAGTTGGTAAATTAAGTCAACTTGTTATAATCGAGAATAGCGGTGGGGACTGTGATGGTGGATGCGCATAGTACGCAGGCGAATGGCCAGTAGATGAAGCAATTCTTCCACCTTATCACCCTAATTGTTGTTATCAAGCGTATTATGATGATACGGACAATGAAGATGATATAAAGGACTTAGAACTAGAAAATGATGATATTGATTAATGCTATTTTTGGTGGCATGATGATTGCCATAGCTAGTTATATTTATCTTCAAGTCGGTGGAATAGTAGGAGCCTTTCTCTTTTCTATAGGACTTCTAACCATTCTTAATATGAACTTTAAACTATATACTGGCGCAATAGGATTTATGCATCTGAATCCCGCAGATATGCAAAATATTACTACAATTCTCGTTGGTAACCTAATTGGAGTATGCTTACTCTTGTTCTTCCCACACTCTGCGGCCATTCCTTTGGTCGCTACCAAACTAGCTCTTCCACTTGGATTAGTAATGATAAAAGCAATAGTATGTGGTATGTTTATGTATACGGCTGTCTCTTGTTTCCGTAATTCTGTCCCATATATGGTTCCATTATGTGTTGCGGGTTTTATCCTCTTTGGCGGAGAACACTGTATCGCAGACTTATGCTATTTTATAGCTTCTGGTTCTTTCTGTTATGAAATGTTTCCTTTCTTTGTAGTGGCACTTATTGGCAACTCTTTAGGAGCCATTTTAATTGACAGAACTAAAGTTTTGTGATATTATAATAAAAGAAAAGGAGAATTGCTATGACATTATATGAAATGAATCAGATTGCTTATAACAAGCTCCCTAAGATGCCGAAGGCTGAAATCCGTAGGGCAACTGAAGAGCTTGAACAGTTTCTAACTAAGCATGACTCTAAATACTACATGATGTTAAATGTAGATGGTAGATATTACACTGTATATACCTATAATCAAGAGCATGACGTAAAGAAGATGGCTTTTGAGATGATTGATGTCTCTAAAACATTGGGCGTCCTCAAAGGTATCGAAGTAAGAGATGACATGGTTGAATTTTGGATTCAGCAAGATAAAATTTGCTCCATGTATGCCATGTTTGACTATACACAAGGGGTGATTGAAGTATGAACGATGTATTAGTAGTTCATTACGATCCATTTTCTGCGGAATCCCGTGTTTATATCTGCCGAGATGACTCTCAGTAGCAAACAGTAATCGACTCCAATATCTCTGAGTTTGCGAAGAATATTGGTCTACTTGCGGATGCAACTAATATCTTTTCTGTAAAGATTGATGCTCCATCCCATATTGTGGAAGAAATTAGACAACAGTTAATTACAAGTAATTATACAAAGCAAAAAATTGAAGTGGAAGGTATTTAATGATGTATACTTTGAAAACAACGAATGTGTATCGCGTGCCTACTGTCGAAGATGCTCTTCGTCTGCGGAAGTGGCTTGACAAGAACTGTATTGGCGAGCTAACTTCCTTTAAGTACGCTACTAAATATATTAAGGCAAAGGGCGAAATTATTGAAGAGTATCAGCTTGTGACTGCTACTATTACTATCGACAATGAGAAAGACCCTGAAGGGGTTATGCCTATTAATATGGAGGATACAGATAATGGTTAAATTTGAGAAAGTTTCTCGCTTCGCGGATATTGATCTACCCCTGCCGACTCGTGCAACCGCCAATTCCGCAGGTTATGATTTTGTAGTCGCAGAGGACATTGTAATTCCTCCCTATGATTTTCTAAGAACCAAGATTCAGGATGACTTATTTGAGAAAGAACGCCATGAAGACTTCTATGGTTTCATTGATCCCCTTTCTCTTGATGAAATGGCAGCTCTTACTAAGGAGCTTAAAGCCAAGATTCCTCTGGTATCTACTGGTATGAAGTGTCATCTTGAGCCTGGTCAGTATCTCGAACTGAGCGCCCGCAGTTCTACTCCTCTGAAATATTGGCTGATTATCGGCAACAGTATTGGTATTATCGACGCCGACTATTGCGATAATCCCGACAATGAGGGCGAAATCTTCTTCCAGATTATCAACCTTTCTCCTTTTGCTATTCAACTTAAGCGTGGAGATAAGATCGGACAAGGAATTATTCATACTTATGGAGTAACCGATGATGATGCCGCGACAGGCGAGCGCGTAGGTGGATTCGGCTCTACAAGTAAGTAATGAGTCGCTTGTTAGCCCTTGACCAAGCCTCGAAGGTTACGGGATGGGCTATCTTTGAAGATGGAGAGTTAAAGTCCTACGGCAAGATTTCTTTAGACGATCCAAATACCGATACTAGACTAGTTTAGTTGCGATAGGATATTTAGACTTTAGTTGCAGATTATAATATCGACGAAGTAATCTTTGAAGATATTTAGCAACAGAACAATGTGGCTAATAATGTTTAGACCTTTAAGGTCTTGGCAGAGGTTTATGGAGTTGTTTCAGAATTACTGCAAGAAATCCAGATTCCTCATTCAACAGTCCTCGCCTCGTCTTGGAAATCTACTTTAGGCATTAAAGGTCGAACAAGAGCAGAATAGAAAAAGAATGCTCAACTCTATGTAGAATAGAATTATGGTATCCATGTTATTTAGGATATCGCAGACGCTGTATGCATTGGAACTCATCATATCAAGAAGAATAAATGCGCTTGGTAAGGATGCGGTCTAAATAAAATAATCCTCCTTTCTTAACTCTTAAATTTTTTGAGAGGTTTAGGGAAGGAGGATTTTATGTTTACTTTTATTGCTGAACATTTAGTTGAAATTTTTTTCGGCTTAGTATCAGCGGGAGCCTTAGCTTTTTGTAAATACTTACATAACTAGTTAAAGAATTACAAAAAATTACTTGAAGAGAATAAAGACACTGAGCTAGAAAAAACTATAGATTCTCGTATTGAACCGATTCAGAAAGAGATCGAAGAACTCCGAAAATATATCATGGAAACTAAAGATATTGAGAAAAGTCATATGCAGCTAATTATTTCGTCTTATAAATTCCGTTTGGTTTAGCTTTGTAAAGCTTATATTAAATAGGGTTATATGACACAAGAACAATATGACCAATTAAGTGAGTTTTATCGAATATATTCTGGATTAGGCGGAAATGGTCAAGCTAAAGAATATTACGAATTAGCATTGGAACTACCAATTAAACCCGAATAACAAAATAAAGGGGACTTGTCTTTAACTTGACAAGTCCCCTTTATTTGCTTTTAATCGTTGAAATATATCATTGGTTTTAGAAATTATTTCCTATCCATAAGTAGCTATTAGATCCGCTAATAGCTCCTCTTGTTCAACGGTTAAATCAGTTTCATAGCTGAACATAGCAGCATGAGTTATTTCGTGACATAGCACTCTCTTCATTAAAGAAGAATTAAGATTCTCATTGATATAGATACATTTAGTATCATTATCACAAACACCAGAAGCTAATGACCCATCGCTTCTAGCAAGAGTAGAGGAAGTTGGAGGTACTAGCAATATCCTCCAACTTACCCCGTTAATATTAAGCATTAAGGTTTAACTGCGCGATTTTATTAGTCAGGCTAGTCATTTTCTTCTCTAGAACTTGACGTTCTTCTGGAGAAGCTCCATCAATCATTTCTACGATGTCCTCAGAGAGTTCCTGCATATACTTCTCTAATTCCTTAACCTTTTCTGTCTTATCTTTATGGAGTTGCTTAGATTCCATATACATACGACGAGTTACTGGACTGCGGCCTTCGCGAGAATCGCGAATATCAATCTCACGTCCGCGTTCAGGATAATAAGGATAGCTCTTCCAGTCTTCATCGCGATCGCGCTTTTTCCATGGATAACGGCCGTCTGGACCTTCATAATACATTCTTCCATATACTCTATCCATATCTCTATGACGATGGCTCATTTCTTTAGGTTCGTCCTCTTCGGCTTCTTCCATTGCCTTGACAATAGAGCAGTAATATTTAGCCTGCTCAAGGTCTTTAATCATATCAATAGCCTGACCTAATTCCTCAGTATCTATCGTATCAAGATGACTTAACTGTGCCTGAACACAGCCCATCAAGACTTCTTCCATATGCTTTAGTCGTTCCATAAATTAAGCCACCCTTTCAACAATTAGATTAGCGTTTTGAACGCTTACTGGAATAGTAGAAATATTTCTTACGCTTACTTTTCCACAGCATCCACGTGGGATATCAATAAAGATAGCGCCAAAAATATTACCATAAGTGCTAACTGCGGTTGGCGTATAAATCATGGTAGTGGTATTGATAGGTTCACCATCAATAGCAATAGCTAATGAAATTGGTCCAGCAGTACCATCTGCGGGAACCGCAATATTACCTCCAAATGTCACGCGAAAACGCGCACGACACTGGCAATTAGTCAAACCTCTTAAAGTTACTTGACCGCTACCGCTACGATGAACGGTAGAAGAGTTGCCTGCGATAGCAACATTTGTGAATAAAACATCTTGATTAGCCGCGACTGTTTGCACAGCATTAGCGGTAATTTCCATAATACAAATCCTCCTTGTTTTTAATATAAGGGGAGATTACTCTCCCCTTATAGGTTAATTTAGGCAGTTAAACCGCAACCATAAGCTGCGGTCCCGCAGTTGCAGTATGGGTTTGCAACCACATAAGCGGGAACGGGTGCCTTAGTGCCGAGCTGGCTGACCAGATAATTGTTCTGAGCCTGCTGAGATGCAGCAAGGCGGAGAGCCTGGTTCTCACTCTGGAGATCAGAGATTTTCTCCTGGCAGAGATAATCAAGGATAGCACGAGTGCCAGCGTTCTGGCTGTCGATAATATCACGGGTGTGATTTGCCATAGAGGTCTGGATAGCGCAAGTGTTGGTTGCCATATTATAGTTAATATCAGCAAAACCACGTTCCATAGCGCGACCATTCTCGCAGCAGCAATCAGAAATCTCACGAGCAATACTATTCTGACCAATAGTATTATCATAACGAGCCTGATTGATAGCATTTTCAACCTGGCATACACCCTGTTGTGAGGCAAAGCGGTTAGCAACAATGTCAGAAGTTAAACCGTTAGCAAGCTGAGCGGTTTGATAGCCGAGAGAGCAAACTGCATTATTAACACCAGCAAAGCCATTCAACATTCCAGTATTCATAGCATAGAGTCCGTCACAGAGACCCTGTTGTACGCCACGAACACTATTCTGGAGACCATTCATGTCGAAACCATAAGCGATTTCCTCACGAGTTGTAGTTCCCTGGAACGCAGGAGATCCAGCGCCTTGGCCGCCCATGCCGCGACCGAAACCATTACTCCACATACCACCGTTGAAACAGAAGAGGAAGAGGATAATAATCCACCACGCACCGTTGTCCCACATACCATCATTGCGGTTGTTACCACCAGTAGCAGCCGCAATATCAGCTAGACTATAGCCATTAGAATTATTGAACATAAAAATGTTCCTCCTTTAATAAGATGATTAAAGGCCAAGCATCTCTTTAAAGGCGGCAAATTCTTTGTCGAAATCTATTCCCTATTGTTTAGCTAAGTTACGAGCAATTTGCTCAATATCTGCGGATCGACCATTCTTGGCTAGATTTAAAAGATTCTGACCCATTGGGGTCTCACCCATCTAGCTTTCTAGCAGATTCATAGCGAGTTGCTAAGGATTCTGTCCACTCCTAAGCATTTGGATAAGTTGCATTGGGTTCATAATTCATGTCTCCTTAAAACTTAAATTTCTCAGTCTACTGCGGCTGCGCCGGTGCGGGCTGAGATTCTGGCTCCTTTCCTAACATAGCTTGTTTTAATTGTGCTAATGTAGTCTCAAACTCTTCTCTAGTAACATACTGAGGAGAGCTGACGACTGGCTCATTCTTTAGCTCATAAACATTAAGACTAGCTGTGCCATCCATGTTTATTTGCTTAGTATAAATGCGTCTATTTGCTAAGTCGGGAAAATAAAATACAGAGCCATCGAAATCAATGCTAATGGCACGGGCCTCTTCAATAGAAGATACAGGCCGGCCTTTAATACCCATTTGCGGCTAGGTCTGATCCACATATTGAATACCTGGTCTTGGATACATAGGTTGCTGTGGATAGTATGGATAATTAGTTGCCAAAACTTTTTACCTCCTAAAAAATATTTCCTTTGACCTTTCATTAGTATATGAAAATCGTCTATGGACGATTTTACATTTTTGCCAAAAATTTTGCCAATTTTTTTGAAAAAAAAATATAGGGAGCCTAATAGGCTCCCTTTTTCTTGTTATTTGCGCTTATTGACCTCAGACTCAATTAACTGAGTGAGATAAGTATTCAAGTCACCTGTAGCCTCGGTAATATATTCCTTAGCATCGTCACTTAGAATAGTCATAATAGCGTTCATTGTGCGGTTAAATGCTTCCTTCTGAGCTGCTTCATCGAAGCTTCCAGATTTCTTCAAGCTATCTACATAGGTTTGATTGGTTGCAATAACGCAATCAACAACAGTCTGATAAATCATATTAGTGTACTTCTGAGCAGTCTCATTATCGATCTTAGAGTTAATCTCATTGCGCTTAGCAGTCAAGTAGTCAACGAGATATTTAGTCAAAATACCGAGCAAAGGAATAACACATACCTGGATAATCTGAATCACAATTTCTGGCATAATAATTCCTCCTTATTGTATATAATATATCAAACAAAAGGAAGATTGATTATCTTTTTCTGTCCAAATCAAATCTTTCCTATAAGCGGAGCCGTAATGTAGATTCTGAGATTTCTGGACATTCTTTCGCGAGTCTAGTAATTGGTTCATTCTCGCGGAAACGCTGATATAGTTCCTCAAAATTCGAGGGGAGAGGTTTCCTTGGTCTACCAAACTAGACGCCATTAGACTTGGCGGCCGCGATTCCTTCAGCCTATCGTTGTTTAATATAGGTTCTCTCTTGTTCAGCCTAGAAGGATAATACCTATAAGACAAGATCAGAGATAAATGTACCCATAACGTCTTTACAATATGACGTGTCTAATAATGGCATATCTAATACTTTAATATCTACTTTCTTAGTCTTGGTAATTAAACCCCATTGTTCTAGGATCTCTGAGTAATTACGGCCTAATCTATCAATGCTTTTAATAATAATCATATCATTTGGCTGAATCGTACTTACTAAATCCTAGTAGGCTGGACGATTGAAGTCCTTACCTGATTGTTTATCGACGAAGATATTATCTCTATCTACGCCTGCATCGGTTAATGCAATAGTCTATCGGTCTAGATTTTGATCTCTTGATGAAACCCTTGCATATCCATATAACACCTTTATCACCTCATTATATAATGAAAATTTGGCAAAGCTGATTTAACAACTTTGCCAAATTTTTTGGTAAAATTATTCAGTACCCGCCGCAACTAGAACCTTCTTCATGTTCTCCGCGAGATCAGCGGAAGGCAATCCGCAGAATAAGTAATTTTATCTAATTCTGCGGTTGTAGTTGTCCGTCTTGCTAGAATTAAGAGGTGATTACAAAGAGTTGTGTGGTATAGTTTATGCGCAGTAGCCTTTTCGGCAATAGCTTTAAGTTCTACAGCGGTAAACATACGACATAACTTCTTATCTGCATGGTAGGGATATCCCTTGGCTCCTTGTTCAATTGCAGATAAAGCTGTCGTTAAGTTAATTTGATCTGTTTCTTCAAGGCTAAAATGTTCTATGCCTTCTGTTGTTTCTACGTCCATGCCAGCGACGATAGTTTGATTGCAAATTTCTGAGAGACTAGATAGTTTTTCTGTTTGGATTTCTTCGAATGGACGATTATCTGACTCTTCTCCAATAGTGTACTCGCCGTTGTAAGCTTCGGCCTTGGCGATTTCCTCATTGACTTCGCTCCAGCCAAGTGTGACAGCGGAGAAAACCTGCTCAATCTGCGGCTCATCCTCTGTGCCGTGGTTAATCTCCGTGCAAAGTTGATATTTGATGAGTTTCATGGTGCCCCTCCTTAATCTGTGGTTTTGGTGTATTTGAGTATTACATGACAATTACCTCCTGCCGCCGTTGTGCCGCACGCAAGTGTGATTTTTGTACTATTAACGTCAGCAACGTAATAGCTCCATGGGTCTGACAAATCATTGTTGGAAATGCTAGGCATTGGCATAGCGCCACGCAGTCCTTGGCAAAATATGCAATCTCGCATATTTGCAACTCCGTGCTCTACCTATTTATTGTCCGCGATCTGTCCACAATCAACGATTTTATAATATACCGGTCTTCCCCAGAACCGCTGCGTAGTGCGGTACTCTACGCCTGACTCCATGGGTGGGTTGACCCATTCCCAAGGGAAAATGGTTGAACCATAAATTGTTCTTACGCAAAGGCATCCATGCCTAGAATCGTCAGTTATATTTATGGATTCTTGATAGCATACGGCACCATTGCCCCAAACTCTAATTAAAGTGGCATCCATAGATTGACCGATTGTGGAGGGTAATGTCCCTTGAGGCGGTGTACTTCTCTCCCAACGATACCACCCGTTCGTTTTTACCTAATCAAGATTATCTTCCGGGGTAAGTCGTTTGCCTATGTCTCCCAACCCAAATCCATCCGGTGCCGCTCCGATGTTGCCTCTCGCCTGAGCTTTCTACTCATCGGCTAGGGTCTGCGGCGTGTAAAGTACTGTATCAGAAGTATGATTATCTACATATTGCTTAGTTGCTGCTTCTAAATTTTTCGCGGGATCGCCACTTAAAACTAAAGGCCCAGTCATTGTCCCACCAGAAAGAGAAAGTGCCCCAATAGATTCTGGTGTAATAGGATCCGCTCCATTCTTACTATGCGTAGAAGCATGGAATTTAGCAGACTCATAGGAAGTTGTTATTACGCCAGTACCAGATTTAAAAGTAATGGTAGCAGGAACTTCTGCGATTGGAGGACGAGTAGCATAGAAACGAATAGCACCATCGGTTAATTCACTCTTATAAAAGATACCTTCGTCATTGCTAATATTTACTATTGCATCACTTGTTGTTTTTAATCCATTGATTGCAACTTCTGCCGTCCAGTAACCAGTAAGGTCGTCTACCTTGTGATAAGTCCAATTATTATAATAATCGGCAAATGTAGGAATACCAGTAAGATTATTGGTTTTTCCCTCAAGGTATTGCATCAGCTGTACGAGGTCTGATACGGAAATTTCATTATTACCAGCAACCTTTGCACACCATGAATCAGCATCCGTTAGTGTTATAGTACCACCTAAGTGTTCGCTTATTCGATTTCTATCATTCTATGTAATTTTACCATCGCCATCTATATCGCCGCGCATTCGACCTTTAGGAATAGTAAAAGCTAGAAATGAACTACTCTATTGACCTTGTAAAATACATTTTAAACTCACTTTAATTCTCCTTTCATCTTCTAAAAAGTACACTTAACTGGGCTTTGGTCAATCATAAATAATTTTCTTAGCTTGTTTTTTATGTATATCTGAAAAGGTAAGATACCTACTTGAAGGGAAAAGGGTTTCTATACCTTTTTCCCAATTTTTTATTATCTAGTTTCTGGGAGTATTTTTCCCATAAAAAAGTGTACTTTTTCTCGGAAAATCTTTTGGCATTTTTAAAAGAGCTAGATATGAAGGAGGTTATAATCTTGCCTAAGTGTATTTTAGCTGAGCAAGGCGGAAAAGGTGGAGGAAGCGGCATCGTTCTTATGAAGATCGAAGTCACCACTAAGCCTACTAAGACCAGCTATCTTGCGGGCGACAGCTTCAATAGCGCCGGTATGGTCGTTACTGCATCTTATGGTACTGGGCAAGCGGTTCTAGCAACCGCAGAAGTTAGTGGATATTCTGTATCCCCTAGCGTCTTAACTGATGGTACTACTTCCGTAACCATCACCTACTCTGAGGGCGGAGAAACTTGCACTACGACTCTAGCAGTCACAGTCGCGCATAGGCTCTCCGCGATTACTGTAACTACTAAACCCAATAAGTTGACTTATGAGTATGGAGATACTCTTGCTACCGCGGGTATGGTAGTGACAGCTAGTTATTCCGATTCTCAAACTAAAACTGTAACTGGCTACTCTTGTTCTCCAACAACTTTTTCAACTATTGGAAATCAAGTAGTTACAGTTAGTTACACAGAAAATGGAGTTACTCAAACTACGACTTTTAATGTCACAGTCAATCGTAAGTCTGTAGCTAAACCTACGTGGAAGAGTAATCTTACATATACTGGAAGCGCACAATCAGTTAGTAGCGTCAGTTACTGGAATAACTACAACACTAGTTACATGACTATCGGTGGCACAACATCTGCAACTAATGCTGGCACTTATATTACTACCTTTACACCAGGAAGCAATTATCGCTGGGCGGACGGAACGACCACCGCGATCAATGTCAACTGGACAATCAACAAAGCAACAGGTAGTTTGAGTGTAAGCCCAACAACAGTAGCTATTAATGGTAATAACTATAGTTCCGGCGTAGCTGTTACTATTACTCGCGCAGGCGATGGTGCTATTAGCTATAGTCCTACCAGTATTTCCGGTTTGACCTTATCTCTTAATGGCAATACTCTTACTATTAAGGGTAATGGATCTACTCCAGTTTCTGCTACTACTATTACGATTAAAGTCGCTGCTGGTACTAACTATACTGCGCCTTCTAATAAGACAATTACTATTAGCGCAGAATATTGGTCTTGGGGCGCTGATGGTGGTACTGTTGATGCAGCATGGTTTGCCGGATTAAAGAACTATCTTGCTTCTCATACTGGCGCCTCTATTAAAACTAGTAATGGTGGTGCTATTCTTGGCACAACTAAATCTGTAACGCTTTCGAGCGCAGTTTTAGGTACTACTACTCACTTAATTAGAGTTATCGGCGTAGATCAAGATGCTAATAATACAGTTACGTTCCAGACTAAGAACTGCTTATCCCAGTATACCGCTTTCGGTAGTAACGCAGTTTGGATTGGTTCTACTGCTAGAAGTCTATGTCAAAACTATTATAACGCTTTTCCCGGTAAAGCCTCTATTAAGACTATTAAAAAAGGCACTTGTCCATCTACTAATAGTTCTCGTAATGGCGATGTAACTTATAATGATGAAACAGTATTCTTGCTTTCAGAAAGAGAATTTGGTCTTGATTCTTATTCTCCATTATCTGTTGCTAATAGCTCTACTAGTAAAGCAGAATGTACCCAAGGCAAGAACTTTGCGTATAGTTATTATACTAGCAATGCTACGCGTGTCATGTATTTAGGAGATACATCCACGAGCAGTTACGGTTATCCATGGGAACGCTCGCGCGGCTACAACGGCTCGGGCTACGTGTGCGTTGTCTACTACGACGGGACCGCGACCGGCTACGACTACGACAGCAGCGTTGGCCTCGCGCCGGCTTTCGTCATTGGTAATTAAAAACTTTCAAAAGTGGGACAGTATAGATTAAAATGTTAGCCAGTTTTCTCATATAAATAATGAGAAAGGAAGGCGTTAATTTTGTCCGTAAAAACAAAAGATCGACATAAATCCAAGCGTGAATGTCTCCAGAAGTCACGCGAACTGGTAAATTACATTTTAGTCTTAACTCGTCCTAGAGAGTTTGACGAATCTGGAAAACAAGTCAAAAAGCCCGGATTGCTTGGAGAGGGACAACCTTTCCAAGCGTTCGGGTTAGATATTATTAAATGCGGAAAAGGCATACATGCCGCCTGCTATCAAGCTAGTGAAATCTACTTGAATAGTTAGGAAACTCTAATTGCACGAAAGAAATATTGGAATTAGGCTATCGCTTATTGTGATAGTATCTTTCGTCAAATCGATCTCTGTATCTTCGAATACGCATAGACCAATCAGAAGAAACGACGCTCTTTTGAGCATCTTGCTCGTTTAACAAAAGCTATGAAGGAAACTTTATAGGATAGAGTTAATCGAGATTATTTAATCTACGAGCATTCCTACTAGAAGCCAAAGAGTTATAGAAGAGGTCGGTAATGATTTTACAAGATGTCAAGTTCTGTATTTTTCGCTCGCGCAACTACAACAACTCGAACAACGTGTGCAATGTCAACAACAACGGGAACGCGAACAACAACAACTACAACAACAGCAATGGCCTCGCGCCGGATTAGATGGAGCTATCACGTTGCAAGTCAAGCTGCGAAGCAGCGCAGACGAGCAACACCTAGAATAGTACCCCAGAATATATTATTGTCCATCTAATTATGGTTTATTCTGGATGCATTGGTTCACTTCTGTGGACTAAGAAGGAGAAGGAATAGAACATATTATTAAATAGTATATTATAGGTAGATGCCTTTTCATCTAAGGAGAACTTGACTATTTCGTCCTTGCGACGGATAAATGAATACGATTATAGATGCGGAACTCGCGAAGTAACCGCTATTACTGTATGATAAGGAGAAAGAAGTTGAGTTAGTAGTAGACATCTTTCGAGCGTTTTTGTAGTTTTGACGCATTATATGATTCCTCTTATCGAGTTTGTCGAAATGTTCGATGGAAGGATAGTACAATCAATTTTGAAGAAAATAGAATTGAAACAATCTTACAAACAGAAGCCGATTTGCGAGCTTGTGAATACAAGCAGCTTGTGTTTAGTTGTTTCTCAATCATTGAACGAGGTAAACCACGAGATATAAGAGCGTGTCATATCAACGACAGACTGGTACAAAATGCCCTATGTGAATAGAGCTTATTACCAGAATTAACTCCTAAGTTTATTTATGATAACTGTGCAACACTTAAAAATAGAGGTATAGATTTTGCTTTAGCAAGAGCAAAGAAACATTTATAGATGGCTCATAGAGAGTACGGATTAGGAAATGATTTCTTTGCTTTACGAATTGATATTCGTAAATACTTTGATTCTATCGACCATGAGGCTCTTAAAGAAATCGCTAAGCGTGTTATTAAAGATCCTCAAATCTATAAATTATGCTCATACTTAATTGATACATTTTCTTTTAAGCTAACGAAAGATAAGCAACCAATTCCGGGTAAATAGTATTATATTGCTAAAGGTAGAAAATATATACCTGCGGATATCCAGTCTTTCCGGCCGCATCACCAATATTATGAGTGTGAAGCTAAAAGTCTCGGATTAGGAAGTCAGACATCACAGTTGTTTGCATTGCTAGCTTTGAACGAAGTTGACCATTTCATTAAAGAAGAATTACATATTAAGTATTATGGACGCTACATGGATGATTCTTATCTTCTATGTAACGATAGCAAATACTTAGCAGAATGTAAAGCTAAGATAGAGAAGAAATTAAAAGATATAGGTCTTACTCTTAACTAGAAGAAAACCACTATCTCGCGCATTACCCCTATCGCACCTAAAGATAAGGTTCATTGTACTCCATTTAAGTATCTTAAATGGAATTTCTATCTAACTACTACAAATCATGTAATCTAGATACTTTTTAAGAAAAAGATTGTTCATTAGCGCAGAAAATTGCGTAAAATGGCTGCTTTATGGCAACAAGGTAAAATTCCTACTGAAGAAATTCAGAAATCTTATCAAGGTTGGAGAGTACATATCGCTAAAGGATCTAGCTTCTATATTATCCAAGATATGGATAATTATTTTCGTTCACTATTCAAAGGAGTTGAAATAAAGTAATGTATGTATTATTAAATCGCGGGAATATTGTAGTTGATATTCTCGACAATCTTCGTTACATTAAACTGCAATCTTCTAATGGTATTGTCGTTGCCTGTTCAGAAGAAGAAGGCACTGGGGTTATTGGCTCTGATTGCGACACTCATTATGTCTTAATTCAAGCTGATACAATTAATTCTCCTAACGCAGTTCGCGTTATCGAGGTTGAAGAAATTCCATCCAATGTTACACCTAATCTATATAAGTTCGATAATGAAACTCAAAGTTTTGTTTATCGTTATAGCTTAGATGAAGCTAAAGAACTTAAGCAAGAGAAGAACAAGTTACTTTTCGCAGAATATCTTGCTTCTCATCCATTAACATGGACCGATGGAAAAGAATATGGAGTTACAATGGAGGATTAGTCTGAGATTAGTCTTAACTTAAGTCAATATCAGATCGCCGTTCAGGCAGGTATTGAATCTCCAACTCTGGAATGGCACGCTCGACACGAAGAGTGCTAGCCTTGGACATTAGAAAATCTTGTTGCATTGTCTATGTCCATCTCTGCGGCTGTATATCCAATGTATCGTCAAATGCAGTAGTATAAAATCTCTATTTATGGAGCAGCTTCTTTAGAGGAGCTAGAACAGGTAGAGCTTGATTATGCGAACTAAACTGAATAAGTTTCTTACCTTATTCACTGTTGGAGGTTCTCTCTATTTTATTATAGAGTTCTTGTTTAAGACCTTCATTAGTAGTGGTATGATACATTGGTCAATGTTTCTCCTAGGCGGACTTTGTTTCGTTCTTATTGGAGAAATAAACGAGGTTATACCTTGGGAAATGTCTATCATTAAACAAGGGGCTATTGGAGCCGCAATAGTTACCTCACTTGAATTTGTATTCGGCGTAATTTTGAACCTAGTTCTAAAACTAGGAATTTGGGACTATTCAAATTTACCTTTCAATATATTGGGGCAGGTTTGTCTTCCTTTCTCATTCGCGTGGTTCGGATTAGCTCTTATAGCTATCTTCCTCGACGACTATCTTCGTTGGAAGTGGTTTAATGAGGAAATTCCGCACTACCATCTTAAAGACAAAGTTTGCCATTAAAACAAAAAATGGGGAGAACCTTAATTAAAAGGTTCTCCCCTATTTTTTTTTATTTATTTTACGTCGATAATGACGATTTCAATATCTCCCTCAATGGCCTTGCTAGCCGTGAAGGTAATACCAGATCCGACAGTTGCTTGTGCGCTATCAATCTTGTTATAATCATCATGATTACTAATCCAGGAAATGATTGGAGGCACATTGCCATTCTTACCACACTTTAAATTAGTATTACTATAAGAATAGGTATAAGTATCTCCAGAATGTACCCAGTTGGCTTGAGCAAGAGTAACTGTATAAGAGACGGTAGTTACTTCATCCATCTTATTGTCTGTCTCGCTTTTACCATACACATCTAAGTTAGTTCTCGCGGCCGCCGCAGTCGTAGCACCGGTACCACCAGCTTTAATAGGTAGAGTACCGAACTTTGGAACACCAGAAACCTCTGCGAATAATGCTCCAGTACCTAACAGACCAGAGACACCATCAGTAGAATTTCCAGTTACAATAGCACCTTCCTCGATAGATACCATCTTAACTGCATCAGTACCATTACCGAGCAGTAAAGCATTAACTGTTAAAGTTTTCTGTCCAGTGCCACCCTGTGCAACAGTAGCAGTCATATTAGTAAGAAAGATATCATCAATGTCAATCTCTTTAGTGTCTTTCTTCAAAATAGAAGCCGCATATGCATTAACTTGAACACGTCCACCAGCAGTATTAGAAATATCAATGAACAGATTGCCTGTATCTTCGCAGAAATAGGCATATCCCTCATGCATGGGAATTTGAGTGAGAAGCTCTTCCTCACCTCTATAAATCTTAAATAAAGCCATTATTAAATCCTCCCTTTAATCAAGGCTTTTCTATAAGGTCTTGGAAAGATCCCCATGAAACAAGGCTCTATACCTAATCTTTAGAATAAGCCGTTTTTGATGTATCTCCATCGCCGCCAATCAGCGAGTTAATATAATTGATTGAGTAAGTCTTATTGTCAACATTTTCCTTATAAGACTGTTCGATTAAACTAGAAACACCACCAGTTAACTACGCTCTATCCCACTCACCGATATTAGTCTTATAATACCAATAAGATACATCTCCACCATTACCAAGCAAGGTCCAAGTAATAGCAAAGATTTTATGAGAATCAATAGTGCCAGAATAGTGTTCCTGAATATAAGTGACGCCATTGGCTAAACTAGCCGCAAACTCCGCGGTTTCAGTTAAATGATATTCAGCCTCAATATTAAGAGCATCCCCAACAGGACCTTTAATACTCTTCTCACTAGCTTTCCATCCATTGGTGGTTAAAGTATACAAAACACCGGTCTCGCTATTGAGATAAATATCTCCGATTCTCGCGCCATCAATAGTGGTAGTTGCTCCATCGGCTGTAATCTCAAGACCTGCGAATAACTTGCTACCAGTTGGAATCTTGAAAGTAAAGGTTACTGTATCTTTGCTAGTAATAGCAGAAGTGACAGATCCTTGTTCTGTCGAACCAACAAAAGTAGAAGAAACTGCGGGCTTCGGAGCCTATGGGAGCTTAAATTCAAGCTGCCATTCGGTACCTTCCGCGTTTGTTAGTGTCCTTTCAACTAGCGGAACCGCAGGTTTAAATCCCTCATCGCCTTCGGTATAAGGAGCGATAGCACTAGCTTTGATCACTGGTAGTGGTTGCTAAATACTTGCTTGATATTCAAAGACACAAGTAGTATCATCTGTCTTACTAGTTACTTTATAAATGAAACCAGTAGCTTCATTGATATAGTAATCTCCAACTCCATAATTGGCGAAAAGTGGATCGGTAAGAGTGTATGTTTTACCGGTTTTTTGTCCTAATAAACTACCATAATAGAACTTAACCGCACGAGGCAATTCAAAATGTAATTTAGGTTCATTGACCGTTCCAACATCAGTTACTTTAGGCTCAAAGTCTGGCGCTCTAGTAATCGTCTCTGGTGCAGCCATCACTTGGCTACGAGGCAGAGAAAATGTCAAAATAGGATGCTTATGGAGAGTATCTTCTTCACTATAACCAAAACTCACAGTTGGCTCAGCATTAGCATTTAATACTTCGTGAAGAATGTTACTATCTAAAAATTCCTGAGCTACAGGTAATTGGAATTTAAGTACAGGTCGGTTAATATCAGTTAAATCAAGTCTGACCTTTGGTTCTTCCCCAACCCCAATCACATCAACTGTAACCTAATCAATTACTTGAGACTGCGGGATATTGAAATGCAAGGTTGGATTGTCAATATCATCATCGTTATATTCAACACTTGGCTTTTCATCCGCATTTAAAACGGTTGCTTCTTGCGGCATTGACAATACCTATGCTCTTGGCAACTTAAATTGAATAAGTGGCATATCTTGGTTAGATAAATCAGTTTCAATGTCTGGCTGTTCATTCGCATGAAGCACGATTGCGGGTTTTGTAATACTAATCTTTGGAGTATTACCGGTGCAAGAAGAAATGAGCTTATAACTAAGGCCACTTCCTTCTCCCGCAGATTCATCATATACTTTCTACCATAAAGTAGAGTTTAAATTTTTCTTGTCACCCGCATTTAAGTCATAATTCATGCGGGTCATGTATGTAGCGTCAGATGGCAAGCCATAAGACACCATAACAAATTCGCCCACAGAGATAGGAGATGCCCATCCTTTATCTAAGTCAACTTGCGCTCCATCAGGACCGTAATAAGACTCAAATATCTTTTTAATCTCGAAGCTCTGTCCAGCAGGACCTCCGTAGAAAGATTGCATGTCTATACCTCCTTATCCCTAGAGTGGATCGTAAATAAAGTCTACAATCACGTTATCTAACTCGCCAACAACAGTTTTATCTTCCTTGTAAACTCCATTTAGACCTTGATTTAAAATTGCACTACCTTTTTGAAATGCAGCAATGTAAGTCTCATTGGCTTCATTATATCCATTCCAATAGGTTTTATAAGCATCAGAAGTTGGATCAGTAGGCTCTTCTCCTAATGCAGCAATAGCAGCTTCAAGAGCCACCTTAGCCTCTTTGATAATCTTCTCGCCTTCTTGTTTTTTACTTTCTGATTCTTTCTCGTCTTTAATATAAACTGTAGGACGAACGAACTTCATACTTGTAATAACAATATCTTCATCAAGCTCATAAATACCAGTGCGGCCGATCATGATAGTCTTGCTAGCATTCATGACAACTTGCGCTCCGGGTGGAGCCTGAATACCAACTTTGGTAAACTATTTGGCACTAGAAGCACTTACAATGTCATTGTAAATATCAATTCCAGAGGAAATATAATGTTTTCCATCGCCAGTGCTACTTGTATCTACTACACGATAGTAGATTTGTCCAATAGCAGACATCGCCCTCTCCTCCTTATACTCGTGTTAAAACTTCTGTCGCAGTAATACTCATAGTGCCATTATAAGTGAGAGGTAAAGAATATTGGGTAATCTAATAGTTACCATAGATATTGCTATCTTTATCTTCAACCCTAATTATATTATTAGGCTCTATATAATATTTCGGCAAACAGGTTAAAGAAATAGTAGTATTATAACATAAGTTCTAATACATCATTTCTCGGATTTGGTCAAAGCAACTAGTTCCAGTAGTGCTTATTGAGAACATATCATAGTATTCATTAGTTAGAATAAAGAATCTCTAACCAATTCCTTGATATTTAACAATCAAGTCCTAATCTAATCCTTCAATAAATACAACATCAGGAACTTCGCTATTATATACGGTTTTTATGTCATTATTATTAACGACTTTAGTCCTACGGCCAATATTCTTAATAGAATACTTACCAAGGGCAGAACTAGTATCTATAAAATCTAGCCAGAAGTTAATAGAACCTGGATCATTAAACACGTCAGGATTCCAATGATTTGTGGCATCCCAGTTCTTGTTCATTGGGTTATATAGATTACGCCACTCTGCAATTAACTCTGAATCATAATAATTATCATAAACACTATTAGATACCTAAGCATTAAGAGCACGACGATATAGCTCTTCTCTCCACTCATCGCAGGGTGTACCGACTAAGGTAACTGTATAGTCATCTACACTATAATCATCAAGAGTATTAAAATCATAGCGGACAATAAGATTAGATTTTTTATCCTTTACTTCCCACATATTCTACATAGCTAGATCAATATCTGGTTTATCATCAATAGCAAGATGATAACGTATAGATACCTCTACGCCGGTTGAAGTCTTACGCTTGCCCCAAACATAAAAGTCATTCTTCACATTATCATACTTAGGATTGCGGGTAATCGCAGTTGTCGTATCAAGATCAGTAAGCGAGTATAAAAACTTTGCATTATTATACGAACGTACATAATCTTCTGGGCTCAACTCTAATAACGGACTACCGGTATTGAGATAGTTCTTAATCTCTTGGAATACAAACTTACCATCTATATTATAGAAATATTCATAATTACCGAGAGTGCTAACAATCTTGTCTAATAAAGTTACTACCGTGTCTCCCGCATTTAATACCAATTCTCCTGGATAGGTAAAATCGGTATACTTATATCCAGCATCTTGTCCATAGCTAAACATATGCGGATAATCTTCTTGCGCTTCAAAGCTTAAACTCTAGTAGTCATTGGAGAAATATACTGGCTTATCTCCCATATATCTTACTAACATCTTAATCTCTTCATCAATGTCAGTAATGATAATGTTCTCAATAGCTTCTCCGCCCCAGTGGTTTACCGCTTCATAGATAATTTGGAAAATAGTAGGATATTGAATCTCTACATCTCCATTATCAAGCTAAACAAGACTTTCATGGAAGGTTATTGATGCCGGCAAAGTGCCACCTGCGGTTCCGTCTAATAGACACATCTTATCTTTACCAGTGATAGAAATATTCCAACCACTAGTAGAGCGACTAATATTAGCAGAGGATAAAACAAACAAGCCGCAAGGAAACCAAATAATATCTCCATAGTTCTTATAAGACTTTAATGGATTATCATAACCGATTAAAACTTTAATCTTCTTGTTAATAGAAATCTCATTATCAATATCCTCAAGATTACTATTATCAATAGAAGCAAGCATAGTAAGGTTAATGGTTCTTCTAATTGCGGAAGAACCATTAACGCTCAAGTTACCACTAGTGATAGAACCCTAAATCTCTTTAATGGGTTCTTCATCCTTAAAAGAAAGGAGGATAATCTTTGCATACTATACTCGCATATGCAGTTTATCTAACTAGGTTAAAAAATCCATGTCATTAAGATACTCAAACATGAATATTAACTCCTTTCTTTGCTATACTTCATTGTTGTTTGCGCGGTCAAACATTTGTAGTTAATAACCGCGAATTGAGGTTTCTATAAAGCAATATACTTAATCATACCATCCATCGGGCTAAGGGTATATCGGCCCGTTGGACCAAGCATGACTGGATGTTTATCACTACCATCTTTTTTTTGACCAATATATAAGATAGTCTATGGGTCTGCTTCAATGTCGAAGGAAGTAATATCAGAAAAAGAATAATAAATAATTCCGTTCGTCCATTTACCATCTTCATCTTGCTCAAATCCACCTTGAATATTATAAATAAACTCTACTTGCTTGCGAGTTTCTTCTTCTATAATATCGTATAGATTGACAGTCTTATAGACATTATAATTCGTATTATCTACTAAGATACGGCCTAGCTTATCTTCCTCCACAGTTGAATCACTATAGATGCGATATGGAGTCTCGCCAGGCCCATAGTAATACTTATAGTTCTTCAAGACTTTATCAGTTCCGCTAAAGATACCAGAAATCTGACCCCAAATACGGGAAGTGTCAATAGACTCTACTTCGCCAACTTCATCGTTTCTTTCTCTTGTTAAAGAGCAGACATAATTCACAATAATAGGATATTTAACAGATTTCATACTTAAAGAGCTAACACCCTCTCTAACGCTATATAACCTATTTGGCGCAACTATAATATCTGTTCCATTAACAGCGAGTTTAACCGCAGAAGATGGAGCATTACCTGCGGCTTCTTTTAGAGCCGCCTAACGAGTGAGCTCAGCCTCTATCTCTTTAGTATCTTCTCCAGCTTGCTCTTGTTCAGCTTTCTTTGCTTCTAACTCGTAAATCTTACCATCAAAGTCAATAGTTGGATATCTCTCAATCCAAAAAGAATCAACACTAACAAGAGATAGTTTATATCGACCATCACCAACTGCAATTTCTTCCTATTGCTTAATTAAAGTATAGATATCATTTCCATCAGGGCATTCTGAATAAATACCACTAATTTGACCAAATGCAGATTGCTTTTCAGTAGATACTTCATTAGTGAAAACTCCAATATCGGTAATGCCAATCTCATTAAGATTTTCGAGCGTATTCTCTAGAACCTCATAAGCAGTAGCAGAGAACTCAAAAATCATACGTCCTAGAGATGCATTAGGCGTCATTGATACATTCATTAAACCAATAATAATATTTCCCTCAGTAGGAGATTTATAGAGTTTATAGGTAAAGTCATTAAGGAACTATTCCGCTTTCTCTCTAAACTTGCGCTCTACGAAGATATTATTATCAGTAATATTAGTATCAATAGCAAGATAAGAAGGAATAACAGTCTCTCCCCTTGTCGCTGTAGATACACTAAACTTATCTTTAGGAATTACTAATTCATTATTATAATAATAACCATCTGCTCCCAAAGTAAAGAAAGTCTAGTCTTCATCCATCTAAAAGCTAATTAAACCACTAATTGGAAACTCGGCATAATAAGCATAACCGTTCTTCGCTAAATGCGGGAACTAGTCTCCGAGGGTATCTTGCTTGCTTGCTAGTACCGTATGCTTAAAACTACTGAGCTTTTGGTTATATTTTAAGCGCAACTACACTCCATCTCTATAGAGATAAGAGTATTCAAAATCAACACTTCTCGCTGGAATAGGAGAGCCATTTTCCTGTAAAGGTGCGCTCCGCAATCCTTGAGAGTTTTGATACTAGAAAGCATACTTATATTTGACGCCACTCTCGATAATAAAATCTGTATAAATTAGGTTATCATTAAGAGTTTCTTCAAAATAGTTAAAATATTTTAAGTCCTCATATACTTGATAATTACTTTCTTCAGATGCGCGAGTAAGTACATAGCATCCAGTTAATGGATTCTCTGCAGTTAGATACACTCGTATACAACCATTTTCACGACAATAGACATCTGTATCATTTACCCGCATTGTCACACCTTCTAATGCCTCCAAATATACTTTAACAACTTGGAAGTCATAGGATACTTTTGCTTCATATCCATTGCGCGTTGCAATAGAGAAATAAACTTTATAAGACTCGTTATTTGTTAACATAGTCTTAAATCGGTAAGAATTATTCTTACCACTAACTACTTGAATCCAGTCTGATGACTCGATTAACTCTGTTCCAGTTTCATCATATAAATCAAACTTATATTTCTCTAATGGTTCATCAGAAGTGGTATCAACATAATCTCCTACGAACAACGGGGTTAAACTAGCTTCTATCTACTTACTAGCAATAACGTCTGTTCTTAAAGCACCGGCATTCTCGATATAAATTTCTGGTTGCGCGATAGCTTTAATAACCATGACTGTAGACCACTCAGAAAAAGTTTGATTGTTAATCTATTCTTTCTTCCATGTGGCAAAAGAACTTAAATCAGTAGGAAAATTAGTAGACCCAAAGCGTAGTTGAATCTTATAACATACGCCCGGTGACCAAGATTTCCGCAAGTCCGTAGCCAAGATTTTAATTCCATAAGGGCTGGACTCTTTAGTCAAATCCACATTTTTATAGATAATATTATCTGGGTATTTCGAAGTATTTACAATGCTAGAATTTGAGCGCTATTCAACTACTCGAATTTGAATATGTTTAATAGTCTCGGCACTTGTCACCTTCTATAGAGTATATTTGATTTCATAGTCTGGCGTAGTGGCTAAAAATGCAGACTATGTACTCTATAAAGTAGGCGGATAAATACTAATTGGCATATTCCGCGCCTCCTTTTTCTCTAACTCTATATATTATAAAAATTGCTTTGGTTAAGATAATTAAATCCGTCCAAGCAAAAAGAAAAGAGGAAGAGACTTAAATCTCTTCCTCTATCATAAACTCAAGAGCTTCTGCGATACCAACAGAGATATTCAAGTTCTCAATATCTGACATTTTAACTTTAACAATAGGAACATCAACTTCTGTTTCCGCAATCGCAGTTAACTCCTAATTAACTGTATCTATTTGCTATTCAGGAATACTGTATCCACCCTCGACTTCTACTCCATAAGTTGCTGCAACTGATTGACGAGCAAAATCAATATCTTCAACAATAGGAGTTAAAAGCTTAATATTCCTAACAATAGCAAATGATACCTTTGCGGGAAGCTTGGTTTCCAGATCGGAAGCCAAGCTTGTTAACCCACGGTACATCGTGACAATATCTTTATTTAACATGGTTATCTCCTTTAACTCATGCATTAACCGCAGTCTATAATGCAATAAATACATCAGCGGTAATAAGTGTGCCAGTAGTTCTATCTGTATGTGCTGTCACTTGGCTTACGCCAAGTGCTCTGGCTAAAATATTATATTTAGCGGCTATTACTAATTCACCAGAGTTAACTTCCGCATCACTATAATTGGCTCCGCCAGATTGATTCTCCCAATTTTTTCGCTATTTCACTCTAGCAACTAAGGTATTCCACTTATTAGCTGAAAGCCCGCCAGACACCTAAATAGTTTTATCAGTAGCTACGCCACTACCCCATGAAAACTCAGCTGGCTTTGTATAAAATACTAAAGTATCAGATGCAGAACCTAAATTCTTACTGCTTGCGGAGCTATATGTTGTTCTTGGACCCGATTCACTCCAATCGCTCCACTCTCCATACTTAGTAGTAGTATTTCCTTTATCATCTTTTTCTGTCGTTTTAGTACGAGTTCGAGTGCGTGTATAAACTTCTTTTTTTTGTTTTGCACTTCTTGTAGCTGAGAGCCTTCCTGTGACGCTACCTCTCGATCCTGCTGTCATTCCACCAATGGTAATGGTTCCAGTCTTAACAGAACTAGAACCACCATTGCCACCACTAAAACTCCAATGCCAAGTAGTAGTACAGCCAGCAACATCATAAACTACCTGAGTGACGGTTTTCTACTGAACTTGTTTAGTATCTGTACTTGTTACAGTAGACCATCCAGAACTGCGTTCAGGCTCATTAGCAGGGATATTCCCCACACTTCCATCATAACTAATTCGCACACTAGAACGACTTGCACCGACAAACGTAAGAGAAGCACTCGGCATTATTTATCCCTCCTTAAGCAAATCTTGCATAAATACCAGACTGATTAGCTGCTGGCACTGTGCAAGTAAGTCTATTACCATTTAAGATAATATAATTCGCGGCACGTAGAGCTACGTTACCATTGCCATATGTCGCTTGAATGATAACACTTCCATTACCGCCAGTTGCCTACATTCCAAAGTTATAAGTAGTACCTTGGCTATCTTCTCCTTCGACCAGACCAATTCTACCTAACCTAGTATAAATGTTACCATCACTTTGTAAAATAGTGCCACTAGCAGAAATTGAATCTTCTCCAATTGTCCATCCACCGATATTACCACCATCACAATTGAGGTCATCACAAACGATTCGACCACTAGAATATAGATAAGTGCTTCCGCCTCGTAGAGAACTACTACTAATAGTCCATCCGCCGATCTCACCATTATCACATTCAAGTCTATCTGCTGTAATGTTACCACGCACTTCTGCGTTCTTACAAGAGAGTTTTCCGCCATTAGTAACATAGAAGTAGGTACCACTATTGCTAAAATCTGGAGTATCACCTGGATTGCCGGTATTTGCACCAGACCAAAATACATAAGAACCAGAGCTAG